GCAATAATTTGAAGTGCCATATAATAAGAGACATTGAATAAAGCCATTACATAAGCAAAACAATCTCCACTAAAATTAGATCCGAAGTCTTTCATTATTAATCGACCACGTTTATTTCTATATAATCCAACAGTAGGCTTATGATCTTGTCTTAACTTTGAACAAAAGAGTCCCTTTTTAATAGGGACTCCATAATGTTCAAAAATTGTTTCTTCAGAAACTTTACTCAAAATTAATTCTTTTGTTAGTGGTTGTTCTTCTTCTAACCCAACGGTTTCTGAAAAATCAAATAGTATGTCTCCCATTAAATGTTATTAGAACGGCAAATCGTCAGAAGTATCGTTTACACCAAGAGCTTCACCTATTCCATCTAGCGTAGAATTAGAAGTAGCCATATTTGTAGGACGACTGTTAGCCGCAGCAGCAATCTTTTTCTGCTCAGACTGAGACAAAACCAAATCGTGTCCAATAAATCTGGTTGAAATTCCGAGAAGTCCTGCACGATTAATTCTAGCAGGAAAACCAGGAATCTGATTAAATCCATTATTTCCAGGAATAAGTTTTACTTCTACAGACTTTCCAATATAAGGATCGGTAAGAGCTTTTGATAACTTAACAAGTTGTTCAAATGTAGAAATTTTGCTCATATCTACACTCTTTCCGTTTACAACAACGGCTTTATTATCAATCATTTCTCCAATAGCTGGATCTAGAGCATCAAAAATTTGACGCAAGGCAACCATGAAATGATCTTTTTGTGAAGGCTGTAGTCCATAATTTCCTTCAACTCTTTCATCTGAAGTAGGTTCAAAGAAATTATTTGTAAATTCACCATAACCATCAATATCAAGAGTAAGAGTCATGGTATTATAAGTCTGACCCTTTGCCTGAGAAGTTACAGAACCAAGAGTTAAACCATTAAATTTTGCAGTATGAATACCTGCTGAAAGAAAATTACTAGTGTCTTTAAGTCCAGTTGTACTGGATAGATCAAACATTCCCATAATTATTTAGTTATTAAAATTGTTAAAATGGCAGATCATCATCTGCGTTAGAAGCTGTTATTGCTTCAATCTCTTTATCTATTTCTGAATTATTTAATGCTTCTGCATCAGAATTTTCTTCTGATAAAGTTTCATCGTCATTAGAGCTAGTTATTGGAATTAATTTCCAAACACCATCTTTATATTCTTCTAAAGTAAAAAATGTTCCAAATTCAACAAGAGTATTTCTTTTTTCTCCTCTAAAAGCTATAGTACCTTTTTGTGTTAGTCTATTACCGTCATGTCGATCTGTAAATATTTCAGCTTTTCCAATGATAGGTACTGCTTTTCCAATACCTTCGTTTATATACTGAATTGAAATTCTATCATCTGCTTTTGCATCAAGCTTAGCCAATGCTGTTTTTGACAGCTGTAATTTATTTTCAAGAACCTCTAGGTCTGGACGTTCATCACATTCAATAATAGGAGAACTATTTGCAGAAACACTTCTACTTTTACCTTCAACATCTACAACTTTAACATTTGTAATAGATTTTGAAGTTTCATTAAAATCAAAAGAAATTCTAAGCATTTTCAGAAGGAAATATACGTTCCCAATGATAAATTATATTACCATCATCTTGCATTTCTCCAAGTACAACATCTTTGTTTCTAAGATGTTCTGGCCTAGAACCACAATCTACAAATTTATCATTACTGTTAAAACTTAAAACAGAATTAGAATCATCATCTCTATATAAATATCCAATTGCATCAGATCTAGAGGCCAAAACTCTACCAGTTTTACCGGTTAAATCAATAACTTTTGCGGTGATATCACTGTTTGCTACAGCAGAATCTTTTACATGGCATACTAAAATTATATTAGGTACTACTTTTTGAAACATGTCAATTACCATTTCAATAGCATCTCTAATTTTACTATACCCAGCGCCCATTGGTGCATCAAGAACGTCTTTGCCGACAAACTTAGAACCAGCTGGAGTATCTAAATAAAGTTTAAGAGCCAATGGCTTTACAATTTCTTCAAGCTTTGTAATAGTATCTAGCGTAAGATATTTATAAGGACATCCTGCAGCTTTAATTGCTTTAGCAATATCTTTTAAATCCTCTAAATTTTTTGCTTCAACTTTAAGGGCATCAATATATTTATAACCACCCTCTAAATCAATAATTAAATTATTAGGAAGTGCAGCAAGCGCTGTAGATTTGCCTATTTTTGGTTTACCAAACACAATTAAATATTGTGGATCCTGTAGATTAGCTTTTATTTTTGTTTTTGGTAATTCAATTGCCATTTAAAAACTAAATGTTATAGTTTTTTTCTCTTCTTCTCGTTTTGGAGTAGAAGAATCTTTTTGTTTTGTTTCTTGTCTTATTTTACAGGGTATATTGTTATACTCTGATTGGAATTGTGTATAATCCGTTATTTGATCTGGAGGAGGTAATGCTAAAAACCATCCAACAGAACCTGCAAATCAAGTATTTATTACTTGATCAGCAATACCATATCGATTTTTGGAAATTATCAACGAACGATGCCATCTAGTTAATCCTTGATCTCCAAGTATTTTATAACCTCTATATGTTGCTAATTTTTCTCTAAATGGATAAAATAATTGAATAACAACATCACTAGCATCGCCAACAGCACCAGTCTGTTTAATATCATTGAGGGTTGGTTCACTTAATTCTGCTTTACGACGATCCATAGAAGAAGCATCACGATTTTGTTGCATTAACATAAATCAAGACATATTTAATTTATTTTTTAATGTAACCATATAAGATGCAGCTGTATCTATTTCTTGTTTCAATTCTCTTCCTTCTGATGGATTCATAAGTAGACCGTGATCTATTACTCCAATTAAACGTTGATTCGGATTTTTTGCAAGATATCTTTTCTTTCCTTCAATCTCTTCAAATGTGCCAAATCTACTTGCAAAATTTAAAGCTTCATGATATAAAGTTTTGCAATTAAGCATACTGTCTACAATGATTAAATGTTCTGAAATACCATCTATTCATTTTTTAGCAGATTTTAGATATTCTATATTATCGTCAGAAATAGGACTTTGAAATGATAAAATATCATCTAATGTTAAATAAACCCCAAATTCTTCGGCACAATATAAACTCATTAGTTTTGCAAGTAACACATTTGCAGGTAATTCAAGGCTAAAATATAAAAAATAAACTGGATATTTTTTATCAATATGTCGCAACATATGATACATTATAAATAAAATAAGTGCAGATTTACCAACTGAACTAGCTGCTGCAATAGTATAAAACCTTGAAGGTTGAATACCACCAATTACTTTATCTAATTTAGGAATTCCAGTAGATAATCCTATATTTTCACCTCTTTTACCTTTTTCAATTTGAGCTCAAAGTAATTCAAGATCAGTCATTATATAGATTCATAAACATTAAATGTACTTTCCACTTGACCTTCTTGTGGATGATCTTTAAGTTCTTTTAAATCTATTCATTTCTGACTTGCTACAAACTCTAAACATTACATTCCATATTATTCGCAAGATAATATGCGTTCTCTTATGAACTGCTATATATCACTATATAGATTCGACTATTTCTTTATCCTGTTTAGGATACACTCCATTTCCATCACCATTAGCTTGTGATGTACTCCCAATAGGGATAGTCTGTGAACATTTCGAATAATCAAAAAGGTTAATATATATTTTCTTTATATGCTCTATAAAAGCATCCTTATTTATATTCATTTTCATTCTATTACAAATATCACAACAAGTTACACAATTATCTATTGTGTATCCTTTTGATGAATCCAAACGATCTATTCCATTTCTTAGGAATTTTTCATTTGTTTTATTATATTTATAATCAGACGAATATTCTTTAGGTTTACTATTACAATAAAAACAATTACCAAATATAAGATTTCCAAATTCAGAATCTGTTAAATTTCATTCAAGGCCTCTGTCTGCTGCACCTCTCATATAGGAGCTTTTTACACAGTTAAATGGTGCATCTAATGTCGGAATCTTATGATTTCCACTTTTACATACATCACATTCACATTTTGTAGCAATTATGGTTTTTAATGATTTAATAGATTCTGTTCCACATTTTAAGCATTTTACTCTATAATATCTAGATGTTCCTTTTTCTTCTACAAATTCTAATATTTCATAAACATCTGTTTTAAATCCAACATAATTTTGAATAGTTTTATTTTTCTTACATTGAATACAGATAGCACGATATATTTGTCTTGTTGTAAATATATATCCACAATCTAAACATTTTAAAGTAAATAAATAACTAGCTGTTCCCGAAATTCTTTCTTTAGCTATTATTTTAAAATTACCTTTTTCAGATTCGACTTTGCTGCCGATTATCAATTTTCTTCCCATAATAAAAATTTAAAAATTAAAATCATCTATATAATTTGTTATTACAAATATACGAAATTATTTTTAAATTTCCAAGAAATGAATTGATTTTTCCGCAATTAAAAGTGTTTATTACCTTTATATTACTATAAAGGAGGACTTCAAATTAAAATCCCAAAGTTTATGTGATTATGTTCTTTAGCCCATTTTAATATTTCCATAATCTCTTTATGAGTTTCGGGATTATGTTTTATAGTAGAACTATAATGAAAGAAAAAATCATCTAACGACATAAACTTTTTACTGATATTTCGCAATGATGCAAGTTTTCCATTTATTGGAATGAACGCAGGATATTCTTCAAAAAGTTCTTTTCCTAATTTTCCAGAACCTTTAATTCATCCCTTTAAAAAGTTTTTATTAAACTCAATATCATCGGGATTATATGATTTTGGATTATAATCTTTATGAATAATACCCTTTTCTTTTAGAGATTCAAATAATGATTTTAATCTAGATTGACCTCCATTAGAAAATCATTTTGCAAAATATTCAGCATGTCCCTCTTCTTCTTGTGCAAGAAACGTTAAATAAACAAGAAGAAGTTCATCTGCTGTTAGATTATACGCAATCATTAAATTTAAAATAGTATCTATTTCCAATATTGTTAAATTAAATTAAATATTAATCTAACAACAAACATTTTAAAGTATTTTATATACTGTTATAAGTTGGAATTACGTTAAAATCTAAATTCTATATTTGGAGAATATTCTCTCTCCCTTGTTTCAATTTGTTCTCCTGCGAGAACTTGATCTAATTGTGCTTCATTAATAGTTATCACTTTAGATGTTTTGGAATTAGAAAATCAATTTACCTCTTGAGTTCCTTTAAGAATTAAGGTAAAAATTTCAGCAGTTTTACCTTCCTCAAATCTAAGACTTCTTCCAAGTCTCTGTGTTTTACGAATCTTAGAAGAATCTGTATGCAATATAACCTCAAGGTTTATTCCAGCTAAATCTAATCCTTGATCTGCTGCCTTACTTGTATTTAATACCCCAGCTTTATCAGAATTAAATTTTTCAATAACTTCTTGATTTTCTTTTGCTTTCTTTTGAGAGTGCATTGTATATCCAATTCCAATAGATTCTGCCATTTTAATTGTAGAAGAAAATGTTATAGCTTTACTATTAGGACGCGCTTCAAGAATTTTTCTTGCAATTTCTATTTTTTTTGGATG